GCAGGAATATTACAATAATGCAATGACTGGCGAGCTCAAATATCAAATGCTGATCAGGGAAAGACTAAGGATTGAACAGCAAATCGGTGAAACTACATTGGCATATCATCAAAGAATATCAAACGAACTGACAAAACAAAGAGCAGCAAGCGAGAGAGATTATGAGCGAATTCTTAAGCAACTACAGGCAATGCAGTACGTGGCAGGAGAGACTTATGTTCATGGCACATGGTTCCGTAAGGCAAAAATAAAGAAGGATTATGAACCGCTGCTTGGCAAGTCTTACGATGAGATTGAAGCCCTGTACATGGAAGGAAAGCTTGAAGAAAAAGCAGAAAAACTGTTTGAATCGCTCAGGGATTTGAAAGATGAAGGCAAGGACGTTGACCAGATGCTTGTAGAAAGTGCCGAAAGGTTCCAGGAAGCTCTTTCAGGGCTTACGTTCGACTCGATGAAGGATTCATTTATTTCATTCATGGAGGATGGAAGGGTTGAGGCTGGTGAAACGGCAGAATACATGAGAAAGGTATTCAAGGATGCGATTATCAATTCACTGATGATTAATGTATTTGACAATAAATTACAGTCACTTACAGATAAGATTCAGGATTCGGTTCAGGAAGGGACGCTTGCTGAAAATCTTGACAAGTTCCAGGAAGAAGCAAAACAGATTGCAAAGCAGATTGATGATGCTCTTATGTCTTACGACGAAATATTCATGGATGCAAAGGAGCAGGAAGCAAGCAGGAAGGGTTTTGCAACGATGTCTCAAGATACGGCAAATGAGTTAAATGGTAGGTTTACAGCTTTGCAGATGTATGGGGCTGAAATGGTCAGTATAGGAAGTCAGATGCAGGCGGATATAGCTGTAATGCGAATAAGTAACCAGCAAGCTATAGATCATCTTCTGGCATTAAGAGATATTTCGCTTTCAGGCATAGATTATCTGGCAAAGATTGAAAGAAATACAAGCAAGTTGTATTCTGTTGACGAGCGACTTGCGAAAATTGAAGAAAATACAAGAGGATTATGACAGGAGAGCTGTACATAAATGGTAATGATGCATTTACAACATGGGGGGTTTTTCTTGAAAACGGAAGTGAAGATAAGCTTCTGATGGCCGCTCCTGTAAAGGAATACATTTCAAACAAATCAAGAGCGGCAGACGGGAAATCGGTTATTGCAACCTCTACGAAGCTGGACGAAAGGGACGTTACGCTTATTTTTTGTTTTGCAACTACTTCAACCTCTTTTCTTACAAGGTATAATCAATTCATGACAGCGCTTTATTCTGGATCTGTTGCACTAAGATCAGTAAGAAATAAAACAACATATAATTTATTGTATTTAAGGTCGACGGCATTGTCGAGCATCAATTATGCGGCTAAAGTGGCTGTCGTGTTTAATGAACCAAACCCTGCAAATAGGATATTGCATTGATTAATATTTACAACATATCAGGTAATTTATTGCTTTCGGTGCTAGAAACTGAGGGTTGCGAACATGTAGCAGAATTGATGAATTCTGATTACGTGAAGCTTTCGTTTGTTCTTGCAACACGGACTGTCCTTCCGCAAGGATCATATATTGTTCATAAAAATATTACATACAGGCTGTATGAGCCTTATACGCCTGACAGGAATGACGAGGTGGAATACAGGTATGAACCTGTCTTTCACTCAAAAGTTATGGGGTGGATATATAAGCCTTTCTTTTTCCTTCAAACATCGGGAGGATCGGTAATAAAGAGAGAATCGGACTGGACGCTGACGGGTACAATAACAGATTTTCTGAACAGGATAATTGCAAGCATTTTGGATGAAACCGGGGAATCTTATTCGTACAATTACGATTTATCGCTGATAGGATCAAAAACGATTCAATTTCAGGCAGCAAGTATTATTGAGGGTTTGAATGAGATTGCTGATGCGTGGGAAACAGAATGGTGGATAGATGGATCGAATGTAAGGATTGGAAGATGTTCGCACGGCACGGCAGTTGCCTTGACAGTTGGAACTAATGTAGGAGTACCAACAATAACACGCAATAGAGAGGGTTATTATACAAGGTTTTACGCCTTTGGCTCGACACGAAATATTTCACAGGATTACACGGCAGGATCGTCAGTAAACCATGTGGTACAAAGAAGGCTTAATCTTCCGTTATCTACATGTCCGAATGGGTACAAGGATATAAGGGCGGGACTCACGCCTATCGAGATCAATTCAAAGGTTTTGATCTTCGATGACATTTACCCCAGATCGTCTCTTTCAATCTCGTCAGTAAGGTATGAATCACGGTACAGGTATGATTCTGACGGCAATAGGATTCAGACCGGTACCGATCCAGGCGGCGATCCTGTTTACGAGACATACAGGATTTACTATTTCAAGATAGGGAATTTTACGTTTGACGAAGATTCTATTATTGAAGGCAAGACTCTTGCTATACATTTTGAGTCTGGTAACCTTGCAGGATGGGATTTTGACCTTGCTTATCACGGGTTACAAGATGAATTCGAGATCATTATTGATGAAGGCACGGGGTATGTTTTGCCTAATGAATTACTGGCCCCGGCTGTTGATGACCTGGTTGTTCTGTACAATATCCTGATGCCACAGTCATACACGGCAGCGGCAGAGGAAGAACTTGAAGATGCTCTTGACAGGGAAATAGAAAAATTAACATCAGATGTTGACAGCTACGAGGTCAATTCGTACCCTGTTGCTTTTCAGGCTTCAGGGATATCGCTCACGATAGGAAGGAATGTCACGTTCACGAATGGATCTGTCGTGTCTGAAACGAGGGTTATAGGAATAACGGAAAAGCTTGATGAGCCGAACACGGTAAGAATAAAGCTCGGTGAAAAGGTAACGAAAAGAGTAACAAAGAAATTACAGGAAGAAATTGTTGATATTAATAAAGCTGTTGAAATAATTGCATCGAGGCTGATCAATGTCAATAGGGCAAGGCGAAACTGGAACACTTCAGGTGAACTTTTAGATATGGTTTTTGATCAGGATGGATATTTTGACGGAACGAAAATAAAACCTGAAAGCATCGAGACGATGATGCTAAGAGTTGGCTCAAGAAGTCAGCAATTATCAATCAGCTGTGTGATTACGCCTAATTATGGTGGGAATCCTAATTCTGTAAATGTTTCGTCAGGCGCATTGGCTCATTATGGTATGGCTGATACGGTACAGAATTGGAATATCAGTTCTTCGACAACGCCCCTTACAAGCTCGGGAGCGTATTACATTTATGCAAAATGTAGCAAGGTGGATGCAGCAGGAGCCGTTATCTTCTCGCAAAGCCAGATAATGGTAGACGAGGATGAAGGGTTTTATCATTTTCTTTTGGGAATGCTTCATTCGGTTGATTCTGGCGTAAGGTGGATTTCATTAACTAATGGTGCAACAGTAATAAATGGAAGGTATATTAGGACAGGTGTAATAACTTCGCAGGATGGCTTAAACTTTTTTGATCTTGACGGTAATAAGTTTAAGATTGGCGACAATAATAGCAGTTTAGACTGGAATGACACGACGGCTGGTACGCTCACATTAAAGGGTGCATTGGTTCAAAGTTCATCAGGAATATCAAGTCCGCTACCTTGTTTTCGTGGGACGTATAATGAAACTTATATTTATTATAAAGGCGATATGGTTACCTACGATAAATCAACATGGCAATATATTAATGACACAGCAACATACGGACAGACGCCAGCGGCTGGTATCTATTGGACAGTATTTGCAGCTGGAGGGGAAGATGGAGTAGATGGCTCAGATGGCGCAACAGGCCCGGTAGGGCCTACAGGGCCACAAGGCCCTCAGGGCCCGCAGGGATTACCGGGAACAGATGGAGCAGACGGTACTGATGGCACAAGTGGAAATTTTACAGAGTTTAGGTTTGCAAAGAACGGAAGTACTACAACACCTCCCTCATTATCTGCGACGAGCCTTAATCCTTCAGGGTGGTCGACGACTCCTCCATCCACGGGAGCACTTGAGTATTTATGGTTCACGAAAGCTGTTAAAAACTTTGACGGTACTGCGCTGGTCTCTAACTGGACTACCCCGGTAAGGCTTAAAGGAGAAGTTGGAGCAACAGGGGCCACGGGGCCTCAGGGCCCAACAGGCGCTACTGGCCCAACTGGCCCACCGGGGCCAGCTTCAGTATATCAGGGTAATTATTCGTCATCGAAGACTTATTACGGAAACTCAAGGAGGGTAGATGTTGTTCGTTATAATAGTCAATATTATGTTGCGAGAGTGGATGCGCCTGGTGGAAGTTTTTCTAACGTTGTTCCGACAAATACTTCGTATTGGAACTCATTTGGAGCGAACTTTGAAAGTGTTGCAACATCACTTTTATTTGCTGAACTGGCATACGTTGAAAATCTTGGTGTAAGGCATTTTAGGGGCATCCCTACAACAACAGGCAATCTTTCTGGATCATTCACGACTGTTCAAACGCATTTAAATGGTACTGCAAGAGTTGACAGGATTGTATTATCAGGAAGCTATGGAGAATGTAGTATATGGTGTAATTATTCAGGTGCTGTATCGTGTCCGTTTACAAATAATTTAACAGAAACAGCTTCAAATTTCGTAAGCAATAATTATGATTTGTTTTATAGAGTTGGTGTTGTCTTAACATCATCAGGCAGTTACATATATTTTACGGCAAAAACCCCAGGAGTTAATTTTTCACAAGGAGCAGGCGTAAGTAATATGTCTGGAAATTTAACAGGTGCTGTATCGACTCAAACACAAAATGCACCGTTCAGAGCACGCATTGACAGGGTTACTTTGTCAGGAACTGGAGGACATGCAGAAATAACTGTTGACAATGTAGTAGGCATAGCTGAATTTAATGGATCACTGGCTCAAACTGCAATGGATTTTGTAAATGCTTACTCAGCAGCTTACAATTTCGCAGGAATAAGTCTTTCGTACTCAAGTAATACTATAACATTTACTGAAACAGATGGAAGGAATTTTGAAGGACCTTCAACAATAGCAAATGATCCTTATGGTGGCGCAATAAAAATATATGGCAACGAAATATGGGAGGATGTAGTAAATAATGATTTGGGAGAGCTGAGAATAAATATGCGTGGGTATGAGGGAAATAAGGCATACTTCAGAAGGCTTTTAATCGGCGATGGCAAAGGTCAGCGACTTGCAGAATTTCTTGGAAGAGTTGCTGGAAGCATTATAAGATTGAATGCACCGATAATTCAGATGAATGGAAAATATATGACAATATATGATCTTCCGAGTAGTGGAGCTGGTCTGTACCCTGGCAGTATATATAGAATGGGAAATTATTTAATGGTAAAAACATAAATATTAATGTGTTATGGCAGAAAGGAAAATAAGAACACTGGTTGACACCGATAGGCGCAATCTTGGTATTGTAAAGCTGAATGATTCGCAGGATGTTGATGGAACGAACAACTCGACACAAAGTGATCCGATTAATGGTCATGCTGTTAGAATTTTATCGCTTGATAACATATTTCGGTTTGAAATAGGGTCAAATCCGGTAGCTACAGCTACAAGTGCAGCGGTTAGGGCATTAGACGAAATCCTTCAGCCATGCAACCCCGGCGACAAGGTAGCAATACTTGGTGGAAAAGTAAATATTACAACATTAGGAGAGTGATATGAGATGGCAGCTTAACAAGCTCGTTGGGCTAAATAAATACAGTACAGGGATTATAGGTGATTTTCTTCCTGCATCTTTGAGTAATAAATTTCTCTTTCTCTGGACAGGTGATTATTCTGGTAATAACTTGAAAGATAGCTTGGGGAGTTCTGCTGTTATATCTGTTGCGGGGAAAGATTGGCCGACAAGATATATTCCCCAGAACACGTCTGCTACTTTTTCTGTGCCAGACAACGCGACTTTCCTGTCTGCTGACGGGGATAATTTCTGGTTTGATACCCTGGATGTTCGTCAGCAAAAGACTCACGCTGATCTTATCGCAAGTACTACCATGAGGACTTTTATCAAGTATGCTGATTTTGAACCTTATCATGTCTATGCAATAGGTATTCTAAAGGCCGGGGAAATTATAACTGATGCTGATAAGATTACTCTAAATAAGTTCTTTAAGCTATGGGCTGAGTATTGGGGTGAGTTAATGGATTCGGGTTATATGAAGGATAATAGGGGCGGAGATTAGTTTAATATTTGGTGAAACATATATAAAACAAACACGATGAAAAGAATAATCAATTTACTGTTAATACTTGTTTTCCTCTGTCTTTCGGGCTGCTGGACAAAGATATACTTATCTGAACAGAAGGAGAAAGAACAGGAGAGTATTCTTAAAGATGATGAACCCCCGCTTTTAAGGGCTATTAATCCAACTGCTATACCGGCTGGTGGTACATGGGGAACTGTAAGGGGTATTATAAATACTAATTTCAGCAATATCAACGGGACGCTTGACAGTATAGAGCATAATATTGATGTTCACGATGATAGTCTTACGGCACACAGGATTGCTATAAACTTAAGGCTGCTCAAATCAGACACGGCTTCAATGCTTCAAAAATACGTGAGACAAAATGCCCTAAACACGGCCCTTGCTGGAAAACAGAATACCCTCGTCTCGGGAACTAATATCAAGACTATCAATAACCAGTCAATTTTAGGTCCCGGAAATATCACGATAGAAGGTGGTGGCAGTGGAACAATGATCTATCCATCAGCAGGAATACCGATATCAACCGGTTCAGCTTGGGGAACGAGCATTACTAATAATTCTACAAATTGGGACACTGCTTATTCTGAAAGATTACGCTGGGATGGAGGTTCGACAGGCCTTAATGCTGCTACTGCAAGGACAAGTCTTGCTCTTAATAACGTAACTAACGAGAGTAAGGCTACAATGTTTACTAATCCCCAGTTTACGGGTACAGCTGTAAGATGGGGTACCGATACTCTTGCTACCCGTGCTTATGCAAGATCGAGCGGTGGTGGAGGTGGATTAACAGCAACAGATGTCGGCAACCAGATTCATGATTCGATAGCTAACGGTGTTCAACTTGAAGATGTAGCAGTTTTAATTGCAGATACCGCAGATATGCTTGCTCCTTATGCTTTGCTTAGCGAGGTTGGTAGTGGTGGTGTTTCAGAAGCAACAGTTAGACAAATAGTCGGTGATACTATTGCAGAAAGACTTAGAACTGCTGTACCCGGTTTAAGGCTTCAAGATTCAAGTGGTTATGCTCCCGGTAATTACATGACAAGAGCTGGTACTACTGCTTTGGTTAATACAAGAGAAGCTGACCTTGGAAATCCTTCTACAAGCGGTTATATACTCTCATCAACAGCAGCAGGAGTTAGATCATGGATAGCACCTGCATCTGGTGGTGGTATGGTTTATCCGTCAGGTTCTGGAATACCTATTGTTAATAACGGGGCTTGGGGTACTACGATAACCAATAACTCTGCAAACTGGGATACTTCTTATGGTTGGGGTAATCATAGAGATGCTGGATATTTTGTAGGAACTAATGCTACTATAAGACAGTTATTTTCAGAATCAGTTACAGGACTAACTTACACAAATAGCACAGGTGTTCTTTCTTTAACATCTGGTTATTTAATACCTACAACTACTCAAGCTTCTGCTTGGAATGATGCAGCTACAAACTTCCGTAGTGCTGCACAGGTTGGGGCGCAAATAGGAGATAGTTTAAGAGCCGCAAGAAATGAAGATAGTGATACCAGCCCACTGTTTATATTTGGTCTTGGTAGTGGTCATATTTCAGATACGGCATTATTTAACAATGGTAGGATAGCAGGAGCATTTTATAATTCAGGACAAGATACTCTTTACGTAACAGAAGTCAGGGGAGTGCTTACCGAAGGTACAGGAACAGAGACTATAACTTGCGATGTAGTATGGGATGTCAATATGAGAGATGCTACACCTACCCACCTTGTTGCCACGGGTCTTACTGTAACAAGCATGACGACAGGTACTGTTTTGACAAGTTTTAGTAATAACATGATTTTACCTAATCGGTGGGTTTGGTGTACCCTTTCAGGAGCTTCGGCTAATAATAAACCAACCATGCTGATTTTACAACTTACAGGTTATAAACGAAATAGGAATAATTAATATGAAGAAGTTAATATCAATACTTATAGGACTTGCACTTGTTATAAGTGTTAATGCTCAATTTCAAAATAGCGGTGGAATGTTTCTTAGGACTGGCAGCAGTTTTACTACTGCCCAGCAACCTACTACACCTCCGGGGCCTGTTAATCACGTGCATAATGGAACTTTTGATTCAGATGACGGATGGAGCACATATTTAGTAACTATTGCAAATGGAGTTGCCACATATAATGGGCCGGGTTATGGTAGGGTACAGCAGTTTGATACCCCGGCAGAAGGCCCCATGACGCCTCTTGCTACTAATACACTTTACAATCTTAGTTTTACATTGGTTTCGTTTACAGGTGGAACACAGGCATCAATAATTTTTGCTAATTCAGATAATACAGTACAGTACGTTCCTTATAATTTATATTCGACAGGAACACATAATATTCAATTTACAACGCCCGCATCTCTTCCTGTGAATGGTCTTAGAATAATGTTTGATTCCGATGATAGCAATACACAGGTAGTGATAGATAATGTTTCAATAACTCCCGTTCAATGAAAAGATTATTTATAATATTTCTTTTGTCGTTCTTTTTTGCACTAACAAATGCAACTACTTATTACGTTGCCACTAATGGTAATGATAATAATAATGGTACTTCCTTAAGTACTCCATTTGCTACTTGGCAGAAAGGGATAAATGAAGCATATCCGGGAGATACAATTTTCATAAGGGGTGGTGTGTATTATCTAACTGGCAATGATCCATTTGTTGAAGTAAATCCTCAACGATGGCCTACTGGTCAAGGTCGTACAGGTACAAAAGCAAACCCTATATGTTTTTGGGCCTATCCACCTGACTATGAAAGTGGAAATATCCCAATCCTGGACTGCTCCAAAGCATATGAAACTTATGGTACTAATTTTTCTTGTTTTGGACTTAATGCTGTTGAATATTGGCATATAAAAGGTATTACTGTAAGAAATGCTTATCAACGTGGAGTGGCTACAAGGAGACCACAGGGCTTTGGAGCAACGTTATCTGCCAATTTAAAATTTGAAAATTGTACTGCACACAATATCTCTGCAAGAGGTTTTTATTATGAATCGGGGGCTTGGAATACATGGGACGCTGAAGAAGCCAATCCAGAAAACCCTCAATATGCAATGTGGGGTACTGATACTACATATTTTATTAATTGTGATGCTTATGATATACGTGATTCGGTGAATTGCTCATCAGGAGACGGTTGGAAATGTGGAAACTATTATAGGGGTGTATTATATTTTAATAATTGTCGTGCATGGAATTATTCTGATGATGGTTTTGATCCTAGCGGTGCAGGTAAAAGAATTTTTAGTAATTGTTGGGCAATGTCAACTCATAAATATGCTTCACTCTGTGATGGTAATGTCGAAGGCAATGGTTTTAAAACAAGTGCTATTGGGACAGATCAATCTGGACATTATCCTGCTGGTTATTGTTTTATAGAATACACTAATTGTTTAGCTGCTAATTGTATTGGATATGGGTTCTATAATAACCTTGTTGATCCAAATCAGAATAATGCAATAATTTATAATAATACTGCTTATAATTGTTCTTCTGGTTTTGTCGATTACGTTCAAAATCAAGAAACAAGAACTACTGTATTTGCTAATAATATTGCATATAAATATACTTATCCAACATATCCATATCTCGTTCAAATATATAATCCAGCAGTTTATTCTGCATATACAAACACGTGGATTCCAACAGGCCCTTCTGAGAATTGGCCTGGTTGGGCTAATAACCCTTCTTTTACCGTAACGGATGCTGATTTTATAAGTCTCGATGCTACACAAATTAGCAGACCTCGAAAACCAGATGGTTCACTTCCTGATATCACATTCCTAAAACTTGCTCCCGGCAGTGATCTTATAGATAGGGGAACAAACGTTGGACTTCCTTATAATGGAACTGCTCCCGATCTTGGTTACGCTGAATCTGGTAACGTGATTATTGCAGATCACAGCGTTGTTGATAAATATGATGACATACCTCAACGTTGGATTGATTCAGTAAAGACTAAATGGGTATCGTTTGCAGGAGAATCTCATTCAGGAGCTTACCGGGTTGGTGCACAACTTTTAGAAAATCAGGATTCTAAATTCGCAGTTTCTATTCGTGAATCTGGCACTCCTGAAAGTTATACCACAAATAATCTTAGGTTAAGTAGAGCTACTTGGGGCAGTTACGACCAGGCAACCGGTTGGGTGTATGATTACGGTGAGGAAGATTTTTTCACTAACGCTACTGCACTATCAAGAACAAAAGCCGGATTACTGTATTGTAAGAACAATGGTTTTGATCTTTTTGCTTTAGGTTTTGGTTGGTGCTGGGATGCTACTTGGCAAAACGCCCCGGGTGGTAGTTATGATCCCGTGTTTCATACTCGTTGGGCAGGAGCTTCAGTTAATGGCCCAGATGGTAATAGAAGATGGGGATTGGATGACGGGGATTATTCGCTTACCGGTAACAGGGTAAGTATGCGTACTTATATAAGAGCAATGCACGAGTATATTGATTATTGCGAAGCTAATAGCATTGCTACAAAGATGATCTGGACAACCGGGCCTGTCGATAATGAAAG